GCTCTGGTGACACTGGTCGTCTTTATGGCAATCGACTTTTTCACCGGCATCATCACCGCTATGATGAAAAAATCCAAACACACAGAAAGCGGCGGACTTTCTTCCAAAGCCGGCTGGTTCGGTCTGGCGAAAAAGGTCTGCACCTTGATGCTGATCGTCGTTGCAGTTCGGATGGATATTCTGCTGAATACCAACTACATCCGGGATGCTGTCTGCATCAGCTTTTGCCTGAACGAACTGCTTTCCATTGTGGAAAATACAAGTTTAATGGGGATCCCATATCCGCCTGCAATCAAAAAAGCAATTGATGTTCTGCAAACGAAAATCGGCAGAACAGAAGAAACAACCGACAAGGAGGATAAGTAATATGGCGATTTTAAGACCAGATGCAACAACGACTCTGAACGGAGTAAAAATCAACGAGTATTTACTCACAAAACATAATCCCAACCGCATTGATATGCCCTCTGTTTCCATGACAGGAAAAATCATTGGTGTGACCGTTCATAACACAGATTGGATCACCGTAGCAAGCGGCACGACTCCTGCGGAACAGTATACGAGAGCAACGGTCAATAACAATATGAAGGACGTGCGTGTCCACTATTATGTTGACAATATCTGTGCATGGCAGAATCTGCCCCACAGCCTGAGCGGCTGGCACGCCGCTGACGGCAGTGGCAATGGAAATCGCAGAACCATTGCCATCGAGTGCATTATGTCCTCTGCATACAATTCTGTTGATAAAAAGTCGGAGGACAATGCAGCGAAATTGGCAGCAGCCCTTCTGAAACAGTATGGACTGGACATCAATCATCTCTACACGCATACCCACTGGCTGAATGTTCGTGACGGACGAAACGGAACGATTGACCAATTGAACACCATGTACAATCGGTACAAAATGTGTCCGGCGTACATTTTGCCTCATTGGGCGGAGTTCAAGAAAAAGGTACAGTCTTATTTGAATGCAGGAACTTCCACTATTTCTGCACCCTCCACAAAGCAGCTTTACCGGGTGAGAAAGTCTTGGGCAGATGCAAAGTCGCAGCTTGGTGCATATTCCTCTTTGGAGAATGCGAAGAAAGCCTGCAAGGCCGGATATTCTGTATTTGATGCCAACGGAAATGTGGTCTACACCAATGGCAGCAAGTTCACCAAAGGACAGAAGGTTGCCATTCGTGCCAACACGCCTCTGTTCGCCAGTGCAGAAACTACGTCTGTAACCAGAAGAATCAGCGGTACTTACTATCTGTATGATGGCATTGCCTGCAAGAACGGTCGTTATCGGATCACCACAAAGCCGGAGTTCTGCGGAAAGACACCGGTGGGACAGTATGTGACCGGTTATGTTTCTTGGGATAATTTCGGGGTGATTGGATGAATGCAGAACAAAAAGACCAGATCCGGCAGCTGCACAGCAGCGGTCTGGGCTACAAGAAAATCGCAGCCCAATTAGGGCTGTCTGTCAACACCGTGGCTTCTTTCTGCAAACGGCAGAGAGGAAGCGAATCCTGCCCACACTGTCCGCAGTGTGGGCGTTCTGTTGTGCAGACACCGCAACGAAAACCGAAACGATTCTGTTCCACACAATGCCACAATACTTGGTGGAATCACCATGTTGTATCGGGGAACGGCAAACAACAACAGCTCTGCCCTATCTGCAAAGAGCCGTTTTTTGCCTATCCCAGTTCGCACCGAAAATATTGTTCCCGTCTTTGCTATGGGAAGCACAGAAAGGAAATGGCACATGGAAAAAGAACATTACCATAAGATCATTACGTATCAAACCACAGTTTCGATTTTGAAAAGCTGGATGCATGCTGGATTGGTCACGCCGGAGGAATTCCAAAAAATCAACACCATAATTGCCGAACGTTCCGGCATATCTTTGTGCAGTATATTCCTTGACTCCTGCCCGATCGTACGGTAATATGTCATCGGAAAGGGGGAGATTATCACGGCACGAGTGATACAAAAAGTTGCATTTCCACAGAAAAAGCCGTTCCTGTTGAAACGGACGGCAGCCTATGCCAGAGTGTCCAGCGGAAAGGATGCCATGCTCCATTCTCTGTCGGCACAGGTCAGCTATTACAATCAGCTGATCCAGAGCAATCCGAAGTGGCTGTTCTGCGGTGTTTATGCAGATGAGGCATTGACGGGAACAAAGGAAAATCGTGCAGAATTTCAAAAGCTGCTGAACCGATGCCGGCGAGGAGAAATTGACTTGATTCTGACAAAGTCCATTTCCCGTTTTGCACGAAACACGGTCACCCTGCTGGAAACGGTACGGGAACTGAAAACACTGGGCGTTGATGTCTATTTCGAGGAACAGCGGATTCATTCCATGAGTTCAGACGGCGAACTGATGCTTTCCATTCTGGCATCCTATGCACAGGAGGAAAGCTATTCTGCCAGCGAGAACAAAAAGTGGCAGATGCGAAAGGACTTTGAACAGGGAAAAGTCGGGAGTATGCGAATGCTGGGCTATCGGCGAACCAAGTCCGGAAAACTAGAAATCGTACCGGAGGAGGCAGAAATCGTTAGAATGATTTTTCTATATTATCTGTCTGGTATGGGCAAGCTGGCAATTGCCAAGAAACTGAATGAACAGCAGATATGCACGGTGCGTGGCTGTGCATGGACGACAGAGGACGTAAGGCGAACGCTCCGCAATGAAAAGTACACCGGAAACCTGTTGCTGCAAAAAAGTTTTCGGGAAAATCACATTACCAAGAAAAAGGTGGCTAACATCGGACAGCTTCCGCAGTATTTCGTTGCCGATTCACATGAAGCCATCATTTCGCTGGAACAGTTTGATGCGGTGCAGAAACAAATGGCGGAACGGCAGAAAAAATATGCCGGTTCCTGTACCACAAACCGATATCCATTTACGCAGAAAATACGGTGTGCCTGCTGCGGCAAGTATTACCGCAGAAAAACGACTGTGACCGGTGTGGTCTGGATTTGTTCCACTTACAACACCAAAGGGAAAAAATACTGTCCAACAGCAAAACAGATTCCGGAAAATACGCTGATTTCTGCCTGCTGTGATGTTTTGGAAATATCGGAATTTGATACGGAGCGATTTGCGGAACAAATCGAACAGATTCAGATTCCTGCACCCAATGAACTGCAATTCTGCTTTTCGGACGGAACGGAACAAACCGTATCTTGGAAAGACCGTTCCCGTTCGGAAAGCTGGACAACGGAAATGCGAGAGAAAGCGAGGCAGAAAAAATGGCGACAGTCCTAAAAATACCGGCAAAGTTTCATCCCATAACGCATTTGCCGGAAACCAAGGTTCAGAAACGCAGAGTGGCAGCCTATGCCAGAGTTTCCACGGATTCCGAGGAGCAGCAGACCTCCTACGCTGCACAGGTAGATCGTTACACCAAGTACATTCAGGAACGGGCAGACTGGGAGTTTGTTGCAGTCTATACAGACGAGGGCATTTCTGCCCTGAATACCAAACATCGGGATGGCTTTAATCGCATGGTGGCAGATGCTCTGGACGGCAAAATCGATTTGATTGTCACCAAGTCAGTCAGCCGGTTTGCACGAAACACTGTAGATTCTTTGACGACTGTGCGAAAGCTGAAAGAAAAAGGCGTGGAGGTGTTTTTCGAGAAAGAAAACATCTATACTCTGGATTCCAAGGGCGAGCTGCTGATCACCATTATGTCCAGTCTGGCACAGGAGGAGAGCCGTTCTATTTCGGAGAATGTAACTTGGGGACAGCGAAAGCGAATGGCGGACGGCAAGGTCAGCCTGCCGTACAAGCATTTTCTGGGCTATCGAAAAGGTGCAGATGGCTTGCCGGAAATTGTGCCGGAAGAGGCGGAGATTGTTCGGAACATCTATCGTTGGTTTATGGAGGGGAAAACGCCGACTGGCATTGCGAGAACATTGACAGAACAGGGCGTTCCGACACCTGCCGGAAAGGAGCAATGGTGTTCCAGCACAGTGAAAAGCATTCTGACCAATGAAAAATACAAGGGCTCTGCTCTATTGCAAAAGAGATTTACGGTGGATTTTCTCACCAAAAAATCTAAGGTGAATGAGGGCGAAGTACCCCAATACTACATTGAGGAAAGTCACCCTGCCATCATAGTGCCGGAGGAATTTGAACTGGTGCAGGCAGAATTGCTGCGGAGGCAAAACCTGCGACGACAGTACAATGGAAAGAGCGTATTTGCTGCCCGGCTTGTCTGCGGTGACTGTGGAAATTTCTTCGGAGCAAAGGTCTGGCATTCCAACAGCAAATACCGGCAGGTGATCTGGCAGTGCAATCACAAATTCCAAGGGGTGTGCAAATGCCAGACACCCCATTTGCAGGAGAGCGTCATACAGCAGCGGTTTCAGGCAGCCGTTCAGGAATTGCTGCAAAAGCGGAAAGCGATTCTGGAAAACTGTCAGGTGATGCTGGAACTGCTTACGGACTGTACGGATTTGGAGTATCAATTGCAGGAACTGGAAACGCAGAAAATGCGGATTTCGGAACAGGTGCATGGATATGTTCGGGAGAATAGTGAAATTGTGCAGGATCAGGAAAAGTATGAGGAACGGTATCAGGCACTGGTGGGACAATACGAACCGCTGCAGAAACAAGAAACCGCCCTGCAGGAACAGCGAGCAGAGCGGTTGGCAAAACGAGAACAGATTCAGGGCTTTCAAAGAGCATTGAACGGACAAAATGGAATGCTGCCGGAATTTGATACACAGTTGTGGCTGGCTGCTGTAGAAAAAGCAGTGGTGTATCGAGATGGAAAAATCGTGTTTGTTTTGAAAGATGGGACGGAGTTGGTGCAGAAAATTTGAGAGCTTGTGTTCATAGCAAAAAAGTGGTATAATAGGAGATATGAAAAAAGAATATCAAGCAACAAATTACGAAAGTGATTTGACAGACAAACAATGGGAAGCAATCAAAGAATTCTTTCCATCCGGAAATAAAAGCAAATATCATAAGAGATCATTGGTAGAGGCAGTGCTGTATATCGTAAAGATAGGCTGCCAGTGGAGAATGCTGCCGCATGATACTGTATGGAGTTTTTATCGCCGAGCAAGAGAGAACGGCGTATGGGACAAAATGATGAAGCATCTTGTCAAAATAACACGAAAACAAGCAGGAAGGAATGAAGAACCAAGTTACGCACTGATCGATTCACAGAGCGTAAAAACAACGTGTTATGGAGAAAATCATGGATATGACGGGGGAAAAAAACGAAGGGAAGAAAACGGCACATTGTAACAGATACGATGGGAAATCTCCTGTGTATTCACGTTCATGCGGCAAATATTCACGATACAAAGGGCGGCGTATACACGTTTGAAAAAGCACTTTATCGGTATCCGACCATTCAGGCGGGATGTGCAGATGGCGGTTATAGAGGAACATTCCGGAATACTTTTGATGAATTTCACAATATCAGAATTGATATTTCTATGCAAATAAAAGAACAGAAAGGATTTCAGGTTTTACCAAAACGTTGGGTTGTTGAACGTACTTTTGCATGGCTGAATGGTTCACGCCGGTTGTCAAAGGATTATGAAACTTCTTGTTGCTCTGCTGAAACAATGATTATGATTTCTCATGCTGCTACACTCTTAAAACGCCTATGAACACAAGCTCTGAGGGGAGTGGGGTGCAGAACGCACTCCCTTTGCTTTTTGGGTGTGCATTGTATCATTTGTGGCGTGCGTTTCCAGTTGCGACGACCGGATTTAAACCATAAAAGCTTGAAAACTTATATTTGAGTTTTCAAGCTTTTTCTTTCACACTGCTTGCAATTTCAGTTTTTTTGTGGTATAATTTCAATAACAAGTAAATCACGATGCGAAAGGGTGATGACTATGGAGAGAATTTTTAATATTACGGGTTCCTGCAATCCGCAGCAGCATTATATGGTCAATCTGGATTCTAGACTTGCGGAGATCAAAAAAATGATCGACCGTGGGGATTATTTTACAATCAATCGAGGAAGATAGTATGGGAAGACGACGATAATTCGTGCGTTAGCTTCCTATTTAAGCGAGGATTATTTTGTCATCAGCATGGATTTTCAGTTTGTTAGTCATTCTGATTTTGTCAGCGAAAGTGCGTTTGTTCGGGGATTCGCACGAGAATTATGGTGTCAAAGAGAAATGCGTGAAATGATAATTCCTGAGATTCAATCACAAATCAAATCATTGAAACAAATTGGCGTAGAATATACATTCACACTCGACTTCTTCCCAAGAACGGGAAAATCGCTGATTTGTTCCCAAAGACGTATCTCCGTGGAAACAAGTCAGCGTATGTTATCAATTCAAGGGTATCGAGGCACGTTGAGTGCGTAGTTCTGCTGTCACGGCAGAAAGCCTAAAACAACGCATTTACGCAGATAATTGGCACTTGACCGCTTTGAATATATTCCCCTGTGCACTCATTTTTCTGTATGCGGAAACAGGTGAAAAAGCCAAAAGACGTACACGGCACATCTGACAACCAATCTGCACACTTTGATTTTTGACAGCCAAATCACGCACTCGATTTAGGGTGCGTGAAACTGCTTTTTCCGATTTTTCAGTGTGTGGATTGAATGTCATAGCGAAAAACAGCGTAAAATCGCTGAAAATTGACTAATCAAAAATTGCGATTTGGATGATTGCAAAATAACGTTGAGTGTGGGGAAAGGTTGTCATAATTTCACTTTTCCAGAGAGGAGGTTTTCCTATAATGAATATTTTAAACGATGATTATGGATGCTATTACATAGGATTTTTTATAGCGAGATTAAATATGACATTACATTCGAAGCAATTTTTACCTCTTTTTAAAGAAGATACTGCGACCATACTACATGAATATGTTCATTATTTGCAGGATATTTCGACAATAAGAGGATTAGATTCTATAATTACATTTTATCAAAAAATGCAATTGGTGTTTGCTCAAGCGAAGGATCCTGCTTTTCAGTTTTTAATCCCGATTAGGTCATCGCAAATAAAGGATATGAATCAGATTGCTGCCTTTAATGATGAGTTACTATCATTAGAAAAAGGCAGTAATCAGATTGAGAAGCCCCGCATTCATCATATAAATAAAATTATTTTTGAAACTGATAATATGGAAATGCTTAAGCTTGAATATCCTGAAGCTTATAACCAAAGTTATGATGGATTTCCAACTATTGAAATTTATTATGATAATTTATCAACGCCGTACTCATTTGGTGCTGATTGTATTGCAGAGAGTATGGCATATCTTTGTGAACGCATATTATGTAACAGCGTAAAAAGAGTGAATGAATTACCATATAATGCGTGTGACTTAGTTTGCGAATACTTTTTCCCTGATCTCCACATTTCTCCAGTAATAATGATCGCTATCTGCGAGCTTGCACTTATGCATGAGAACAGTGGTGTTATGTTTTATAATATACTTAAGCTGATGAACGATAATCGAAAGAGCTTTAAAAAGGTTGAAGAATTTGAACAATACTTCATTGCAAATGTGTACCATCTATTTGCAGGCATTGATGAAAAAATAAGCAAAGTTGAAGAAAGTCTTGATTTTCTATATCCAACAGATATTCCTCTAACTGAAAGTGAAATATCACATATTAATGGAGAAATGAAAAAGCGTATAAAAACTGGACTTGAATATCGAAAAAGCAAAGGATTATTCATTTCAAAGGCAATTGAGTACAAAAACACAACAGCTATAGAAAAACTGTTTACTCTGCTCGGAGTCCCATTGTTGATAGACAAGAATGATGAACTGTTTGCAGATGTTGCTTTATTTCCTCTATTAGCACCAATAGCTATATTTAACTCCCTATTTTCAGAATCGGAACGCGAACGGTGTTGTTTCTTATATAATTTTTGCAAAAAACAAAGTGTACCAATTTATAATGAAATGTATTGTAGTACTACTCCGTGGAAACAAGTGAATGGCGAAAATTTATGCCCCTATGCTATTTATATTTACAGATATGGACTTAATCCTGATTTGTTCAAATTTCATTAACAGCAAAAGGCAACGTGACTCCAGACTTCACGTTGCCTTTAATTATCCTATTCATTTTCAATTACTATCCTTGCGCCCGACTTGAATTGGAATTCCAGATAAGTCTCGCCTACACGAACTCCCTCCAGCAGCTTCTTCGCCAGAGCCTCATCAAACTCCGTGATGGCTCTCGGCTGAGAATCGATGAAATTAGCCAGTTCCCGGATTCGCTTCTTTCGCTCGTTCTTGGCAGCTTCATCCATGTTTGTCTGCTCCTGCAATTCCCGCAGCCGGAGTATCTCCTCGGAAAGGTCATCGTAGTTCGTGCCGCTTTCCGTCAGGTCGATCAGCTCCTGCTGCAATTGCCGCATCCTATCCGCGAGGGCTTCCACTGACTGCGGATTGGCAAGGCTGATCGCTGTTTTCAGATTGCTTTTCAGCTTTTTCAGGTATTCGTCACTGTTGCCGAGCATCTCATTGATTGCCTCAACAAACGCCTCCTGCAAGGTATCCTCGCTGACCGTCCGTGCCATGCAGCGTGTCCTGTCCTCCAGTCTGGTCTTGCACCGCCAGACGATTGTTTTCTTGCCCCGGTTGTTCCAGTGCAGCCTGCGGAAATGCTCACCGCAGCACTCGCAGGTCACCATGTGCGAGAAGGCGTGGTTTGCACTGAATCCCTGCCTCCTTCCGTTCATATCACGCTCGGACGACCGCCGTGCCATTTCCTCCTGCACGCTCATGAATAAATCCTTCGGGATGATCGCTTCATGGTCGTCCTCAATATAGTACTGGTCGTAATACGCTTAGGGAACTCGCCATTTCCCAATTAAAAGATGCCGATACCCCAGAAAAACACCGAAACTGCGTTATCCCTTTTGGAGAAAGGCAGCTTTTTACTTGTGTTTTGACATTTGCCGACTTCAATATGTTCAATAAAGTCAGCCAATACCTGCGGAGTGAGTTCTGTAACGGCATCATACTTTTCGATTGCCTGCATAAACAGTTTGACCTTGTTGACAGACTCATTTTTCTCATGAAGTTTTCCTATGAGTTCTGCAACTAATGCGTTAAGCTGTTCTTTTTCTTCATCGTAAGTCCTTTTCAAACTTGCAAACAGCGAGCCGTCTATTTCACCTCTGACCTTTGCCTCAAACAAACCTTGAATGTACTTATCGATTTCCGTAATGCGAAGCTGAGATTTTTCAAGCTCCGCTAAAACAACCGCTTTGCAGTCATCAGACCTCTTCTCAACACGTTTCTGAATGGCCTTGTAGAATTCATCGGGATTGGCATTTGCCTTATAGATCACTCTCTGAATTGCCTGTAAGACCTCGGTTTCAAGATATTTCTCAGGAACACCATGGAAGTAACACCCTTTGCTTTTCCTGTAAGTTGTACACTCATAGCAATAAAGAGCATTTTCACTTTTTGTCCCACATCTTCTGCCGTGCATTCTTGCGTGACAGTCCATACAATACAGATAATCACCAAAAAGATACTTATGTGGTCTTGACGGATGACGTATTGTCTTTTCACGTCTGTCCTGTGCCATCTGAAACAGTTCACGACTGATAATTGCAGGGTGCGTGTCAGGAAAAATCTTGATCTTGTCACTTTCGTTGTAGATCACAGTCTTATTCTTGTAAGAAGCAATCTGTGTGCGAAAATTGACCGTATCACCGACGTATTCCTGACGCTTAAGAATGGCAGCAATCGTTCCGCTGTTCCACAAATAAATATCCTCAGCAGTAACCGCAATCCCTTTTCGTATTTTCTTGTGATATTCCACTCCAATACGTTTTTCAGCCTGCAACTGTAATGCAATCTGCTTTGTTCCCATTGCATGATGTACATACAGTTCAAATATTTCTCGGACAACTTCTGCAGCTTCCTCATCCACCTGCCAATCCTGTTTGTTCTCATGAGTGTTGTAATACCCATAAGGCAGTTTTGATGTGATATGCTGACCGCTGTTGCCTTTTTGGCGTACCATGGAACGGATCTTCTTTGAAATATCTCTGCTGTACCATTCATTCATCAGATTATTGATCGGCAGTAAATCATTCATTCCTTTGGCAGAATCCACATTATCGCTGATTGCAATAAAGCGAACATCGTACTTTGGAAAGTCAATTTCCACATACTGACCTACCATAAGATAATTTCTGCCCAGTCGGCTCATATCTTTGACGATGACTGTTCCAACCAGTCCGTTTTTGATGTCATTCATCATACGCTGAAAATTTGGACGGTTAAAGTTTGTGCCTGTGTAACCATCATCTGCGTAGTAAGAAAGATTGGTAAAGCCATTGGATTCAGCATAGTTTTTCAGCAATGCTTTCTGGTGTTCAATGCTTCCGCTTTCCGTGTCAATTCCATCATCGAAAGAAAATCTGACATATAAAGCAGTGATTTTCCCTGTCTGCATACTTGTTTCCTCCTATACCGACAGGCTTAAATTTGCTATTTCTATTTTAGCGCAGATCAGAAATAAACGCAACCAGAAAAGAGAAATTGTTGCCGGATCGTCGCAGTCTGTAACCGGATTGCAGCAATCAAAATAGTTATGCGTTCTTCATATTCAGTTTTCAAGATTCTCAAGTTTTTCAAAGCATATATGACGCAGAATTTCCAAAGCCTTATGCAGTTTTTTAGACATTGCCTGCCTTGATATTCCGCAGTTCACAGCATATGCTTTTATTGTTTTGTAGTTTCCATAATAGAAACCGATTATGACTTCAAATTTATCCTGATACAGATTTTTGAGCATCAGAAGTGCCTGCTGTAAAGCAAGCAGCTGAATATCTTCCTGATCGGGTGGAACGTACATATTATCATGATAAGTGATACTCATTTGTCTTTCACGCCGGTCTAAATATTCCTGATGACGGATCATCTTTCTGGTCTGCTCGTCTACTGCATACAGCGTATTGAAGTCAGTATATGGTCTGCCTATGTCATCATCTCCAAATCAACAGACAGGCTTTTGAATTTGCTGTAATCATCATAGCACAAAAGCAATGAAAAAGCAAATCTGCACTTTTTTCAAGTTCCCAAATAATCGGAAATTTTTTGCTTTGGGAATTGTGCTGCATATAAAAACTGCACCTGAACATTTCTGTCCAAGTGCAGTCAGATCATATTTCTTTTCTTGTCTTGTGATAGAAATCATTGAAACTCATACCTAAAAACCGTTTTGCAAACCAATAAACATTGGAAGGCTCAGGATAGCCAAGCAATGGATAGATTTCTTTCATGGAAAGCCCCTTTTTAATGGCATTAATCAGAATCTCTTTGCGTACTTCAACAATTACAGTCTGAAAGTTCGTTTCTTCTTCTACAAGAGCACTTTTCAGACTTGTACGTTTTGTTGCCAAAGCTTCTATTACATTTGCCGTATCACATCGCCTTTCAAGCAGTAATTGAGGGGCGATTTCTTTTATACGCTGTGAGTATGGCTTAAACCGCACATCCACCAACTCAGAAAGATTGCCGAGTTCGTAAATATAGATGTCAACAATGCGTTTTCCGTAATTCTTTTCTTTCTGCCCCATTGGCTCATCGATAACGATTTTTTCAATCAAGGCATCGCATATCTCCTGCGTGACAGCATTTAACTCCGATAATCTGTAGTTCTCTATTCTGTTCAGTATTTCTGTGACAGAGAAAAATCTTTTGCTTATGATGGATTTTTGTACAGTAACGTCTGAAAGAAATTGAAGCAGTTCTTCCATTTCACAGCTTAATGCTTTGGATTGAATCCTGAATTCTGAATCTAACAATTTGCCTTGAAATTTCTTTTCATATAGCTCTGTCAAAAGTCTGCTGATGGCACTGACTCGATTTTCAGCATCTTTGATCTGCTTGTCAAGTTCGGTAAGCTGGTTTAATACAAGTTGCGTGATGAGCGTATCTCTGCCGTTTTTAACAGCCATATAAAGCTTTTTAAGGTGGTCAAGTGCAATTCTTCGCAGTTCGTTTTCCGTTATGTGATTGGAACAGCAAGTGCCATATTGCATATACGTTTTACAGATAAAATATACACCATTGACACTATGCCTTCGGTGCATCTTTGCTCCACATTTTGCACAAACACATTTATTTCGGAAAAAGGTATCATTTTTCATCTCGTTTGAAGGTGAAAATGAGTTCTTTGATATGGTTTTCAGCTTTTCCTGTGTCTTTTCAAAATCTTCTCTTCTGATTATGGCAGGATGCTGATTTTCAAAAACAACCCAATTTTCTTTTGGAAGAAAGAGCCTTGATTTGGATTTATACGATGTTGTTTTCGTTTTGAAATTCACGGTATCTCCGCAGTATTCCTGAAATTCAAGCAGTCGTCTGACCGTTTGGAACAACCAGCCATAAGAAGTACCAACCTTTGTATATTTGTATTCCATGTACGCACTCGGTGTCGGCACTTTATTGGTTCTCAGGTGTTTTGCAATAGAATTGATCGACATATCCTGATGCAGGAACATATCAAAAATCATTCGTACAATCTTAGCCGACTCCTCATCGATTTCCCACCGGTTATGATCGCCGTCAACCAGTTTATACCCATAAAGCGGATGTGATTTCAGTTTGACTCCATTCATGCCAAGGGTATGTTTTGCATAAGTGACCTTTTTGGAAATATCAGCGGCATACATTTCAGCAAAGATACTTTCAAAAACAAACAGGTCATTTTCTGTGTTATAGGAATCATAATTATCGGTTACGCCGATCACCCTGACATGATGCTGTGGCAGAACAAGTTCCACATACTGACCCACCAGAATATAGTTTCTTCCGAATCGGCTCATATCTTTTACAACAATGGTTTCGATAATACCGTTTTCTACATCTTCCATCATACGCTGAAAATCAGGTCGGTTAAAGTTTGTTCCTGTATATCCGTCGTCAACATAGTAACGCAGATTGGGATAACCGTTATTTTCCGCATATTCTTTCAGCAATGCCTTTTGATGCGTAATACTTGCGTTTCCGTTTCCTGACCGTCATCTCGTGAATACCGACAGTACAAAGCAGTGATTTTATCATACATAAACATAAGTCCTCCTGTACGCTTTCCTATTAAGAATAGCGCATAAGAGGACTTTTTTCAATAGATATTACGAGATTGTCGCCGAATCGTCGCACTTGTTATCAAAGTGCAGCAACTGAAATCAAGCCAATATCAACGAAATGGACAAGCACCTTTATTTTTGTTTCAATTTCCTGAATCGTTACCTTTTCAATAAGCTGCTCTAAAATGTATCTGTCATCTTTGGTGATTTCCATGTCGGCAAATATTCCTACCTTTGTTAAGAAACGAGTGACACTCTTTTTCTGGTCATCGAAGCTGTCGAGCAAAATCAGAAGTTTACCGTATTCCGTTCTGAGTGATTCTGATTCGGCATTCATGCTTACCGTAATATTTGTAAAGGTTTCCTGTGAAATTTCCTGTTGCAGTTTCTGCTCAAAAAGAGCCTGTTCCGTTTTATTGATCGTATTCAGCCGGTCTGTGATTTCTTTAATACGTTCATTGACTTCACGGGTTCTCGTTTCATTTCTCCGACAAATCCACCTTACAAGAGTACGCCTGCATTCGTTCTTATCTATCTTATACATATCAAAAATTTGGCGTACTGCGTTAAGAACGGATTCGATCACTTCTGTTTCCTGTACATAATGAGAAGTGCAGCCTTTCTTTTTGCGATAACTGTCGCATATATACACATAGCAGTTTCCGCCTGCGTATTTGCGGAAGTTTAGATACATCTTTTTCCCGCAATCTTCGCAGAATATCATATCGTCAAGCAGATGTCTTTCTCTGGTCTGAATCACACGTTTGGTTGATTTTCGACGTTTCTTTGCCTTTTCATATTCCTCACGAGAGATAATAGCTTCCTGTGTATCACGGATAATGGTAAAGCTTTCTTCATCACGATAACGCACCTGCTTATCTTTAAAACTCGTATGATACGTCTTAAAGTTCACAGTGTCGCCAACGTACTCCTGACGTTTCAGAATAGCAGTTACGCTGCTTCCTGTCCAGTGATAGGGATTCTTTTCTGTTCTCGAACCTTTTACCACACGTTTACGGTAATGGGACGGTGCAGGATATTTTGCTTTTTCCAGTGTACGGGCAATCTCTGACACCTGCATCCCTTCGTTGTAGTATTTGAAAACAAGTCTTACCACTTCTGCAGCAGGTTCATCAATGATCCAGTGGTGACGGTCATTGGGATCAAGCTTATATCCGTATGTAGGTGTTGAAGCAATGTGTCTGCCGCTGTTGCTTCTTGCCTGAAGCGAAAGCTTTTGCTTGTCCGAAATATCCTTTGCATAGTATTCGTTCATGATGTTTTTGAACTGCGTTACCAAGCTGTCAGGATCGCTGGATTCCGGTCCGTCATGTATGGAGATGAATTCTACACCGAAACGTGGAAAAATTACTCCAATGTATTGACCAACCTCGATTGTATTTCTGCCAAGACGGGACAGATCTTTTACGATAAAGCGTCCAACACGTCTGTGCTGAATGAGAGCAAAGGCTTCCTGAAAGCCGGGTCTGTTAAAGTTCGTACCTGTATATCCGTCATCTGTGACAACCTTAATGTTATAGTACCCTTTGTCAGCTGCATACTGCTTGAGCAGTGCAACCTGATTTTCAATACTCTCACCGTCTTTGCCGTCCTCACTGGAACGGCGGGCGTAGAGTATATCCAATTTGTCTGTAAAATCCATGTTCAGAACTCCTTCCTGAATCATGAATACCGGTATTCGCAATCATATTTGAACGTTCAATGTGATATCCAATCTTTTCATAAATTTATGCTGCGGATATTGTAGCATATTTGCATTCAGAAAAACCTGTAGTTGAATGTGAAAACGAACGAAAAGTGTAAATATTCAATAAACAATTGAATTTACAGCAGAAAACCGGTTGCGTTTCTCTCAAAAAATTGCGTGATATATGAGAGGAAAAGCGATGCAGAAAAGAGAATGGGCTGACACAGCTGATCTGGAGTAGCAAGCAACGATGATGTGGCACGAACGGTCAGAAAATGACCGCCTGCCAATCATCCGCTTGTTAGGGACGAATCCCTAAGACCCTCTGAATAAACACCTGATGGTGTCAACGATAAGGAGAATCACAGCAAAATGAAAAGAGAAAAAGTGGATAAACGATATGTCATCAGGCTGACAGAATCAGAAGCAGAGGTACTTGAAAAACGCTTTGCGTTGTCGGGAATGTCCTCTGTCAGTGCATATCTTCGTCAGCAGGTCGTGAATGGAATCTATCTCGAACACGACCATGAGGAACTGAAAAAAATACGGCAGGCGGTTATGAGTGTGGCAAACAACGTCAATCAGATTGCACATAGAGTGAACTCCACAAGCCGTATTTACAAACAGGAACTTTATGAGTTGCAGGAGGGAGTGACTGAGATATGGCAACAACTTCAATCCATCCAATCCGAGTTACAGAAGCT